CGGCCTGCTCGATCGTCAGCCCGGCGGCCTCGCGCCGCATCCGGATGTAGTCCCACGGCATGACGATAGGCGCGGCGGGCTTGGGTTCGTCGATCATGGAAAGAAGAGAGGGAACGCTCCGCATGTTCGTCCTTTCGATTTCAGGAATTGCTGGAGGTCGCGCGCGAGCGGTCGTGGAAGACCCAGCAGCGGACCGGGGGGGCGCCGTCGTTTCGGGAGTTGACGGCAGTCTGTTCGATGAAGCGGCGTGACTTCGAGGTCTTGAGCGCGCGGATCAGTTCTGCGTGAGTGGGCAGCGCCAGCCGCTTTTCGGCGCAGCGGGCCTCCATCTCGTTGAGCCGAACCGCGATCATGCCCTCGGCATGGCGCCGGTGATGGTTGATGTGGCCGGACAGGGCGGCAGGATCCTCGTTCTCTTCGAGGTAGTCGAACCGTTCCCAGAACAGGCTGACGATAGGGTCTTCGCTGTTCACGGCAAGCTGCCGCTCGGTCGCCATTTCGACGATGAGCTTGGCGGTCGCGGTCTGCTGTTCATCAGTGAGGGGCAGGAGCGCCCGGAGCGCTTCGAGGAAGGCGAGCAACTGGCCGTGGGTCTTCGCCAAGCGATTCGTGCGGATCCCCGGCATCGACAGCAGTTCGTTTTCATACTGCGCGAAGGCTTGCCGGTAGCGGGCCATGATGTCGTTCTCGCGCTTGGCAGCGTGGACGATGAAGCCCGAGACCTTCTCGATCGGCCATTGCTCAAGCCGCTCTGCCGACATTTTCGTGTCGGCCGACCAGCCTGCCATGTCGAAGCCCAGCGACATGATACGCTCAAGCACAGCCCGGCTCGCGTTGACCGGCTCATTCTGCTCGATGACGATCGCACCCCGGAAGGGCGGCTCGAACGTCTCCATGCCGCCGTTCTTCACGCCGCGCGAACGGACGGTGCGACCGTTGTATGCGGTCTTGAGTTCCTCCCACTCGAACTTGCGAGCGTGGCTGGCTTCCTCGCGCCGGTCGCCCTCGATCAGAACGACCGGTAGGTTGCCGACTTTGCCGAGGTTGCGCGCCATGGCGGCGGGCGTGGCCTTGGCCGGGTCGAAGCCTTCGTAGTTCTCGCGGCCGAGCAGCTTCCAGAGGAACTCGACCAGTGTGGTCTTGCCGGTGCCCGGCAGGCCATGCATTTCAAGGAACGGGAAGCTCTTCATCTCGGCGCGGACCTGCTCGGCGAAGAGCGAGCCGAAGAAGAAAGTCAGGCAGACAAGGCCCTTGGCGCCGTATGCCGTCCAGAGGTCGGCCAGCCAGCTGGTGTCGAGATTGTCGGCATCGTAATCGATGTCGAGCAGGCGCTCGGACGTGCCCAGCTTCAGGGCCTGCTTGCCGATCTGGAAGAAGTCGTCGTCGTTCGGCTTGAACACGCGTCCGTTCGAAACGGCCAGCTGCCCGAAGACATAGGCCTTCGCCTCGCGGCAGTAGCCTGTGAAGCCGAGCGGGCGCACGTCGGGCAGGTCTGGCGTCTGATGCTGCAGCATGCGGGTCAGCTGCTGGGCGTTGCCGGTCCAGACGCCGCCGAAGGCGAAGAGGCGATCTTCGAAGTTCGAAGCCTTGCGCAGCTGGGCAGCGGTGAAGTCGCCCTTCACGGCCGGGCGCTTCCCGCTGGGATAGCGGATGTTCAAGAAGAACTTGGTCTCGTCGGTCGCCTCGTCGCGCTGGCGGTACAGGACGCGGAAGGCGCAGTTGGCGATCTCCTCGACGGTCAGCGCCTCACGGGAAGCTTCCATGCGGATCTTCGCTTCCTCGGCGCTGTCGATTTCCTTCAGTTCACGGGTGCGACCGCGCCGGTACTCGTCGATCTTCTCCTGCACGATCGAGACGTCGATCGCGCACCAGTAGGTCCGGTTGCCGAAGTTGAAGTGGAAGCTGTTCCACCGATGCTTCTCCCAGATCAGGTAGGCTTTTTCCTGCGCGGTCTCGGCGAGCAGCACCTGCCCGTGCCAGAGGTATTCGGCGCGGTGCTTGTCCGTCAGGCGCTCCAGCTGGAGGAGGTCGTTCCAGTCCACCTCCTTGCCGGTCTCGTCCTCGCCCATCGGCAGCGCGGCGGATGCGTCCCAGCGATCCTTGCGGGCCTGCTTGACGTACTCCCGGTTGCCTTTGGTCCCGGCGGGGCCGACGTCGAAGGCGAAGACGATACGCGGGCTGCGATGCGGCCGATCCGAGGCTGCGATGTGCGTCCGCAGCTGCCGCAGGAACTCGCTGGGATAGTTGTTGCTCGACATGGTCGACGCGGCGCGCTGGCCTGCCTGTTCGAGCGCCCAGGCATTGAAGATGCCTTCCGCGAACCAGATACTGTCGGCGTTGGCGAAGTCTTCCATCGAGACGTCGAGCCGATACCACGCCTGCCCCTTGTAGGATTTGCCATAGGCGAAGCGGGCCTTGCGATCGAACCGGCCGGGCTGGTCGATCAGGCGTTCCCACCAGCTGCCGCCCGGGAGGGGGAAGCGCACGGTGGCGGAGCCGAGATTGCGGGCCTCGTCGCGGAAGTACTCCTGCGAGTATGCGTCGCGCATGCCCATGAGGTTGAGGCCGCGGGCGTCAGTCAGATAGGCATCGGCCGCCGCGTTCGGGTTCTGCGGTGTCTTCTTGAACCGCTTCGACCATGTGTCGAAGATCTCGGGATAGAGATCGCGGACAGAGCCTTCCCAACCACAGCGGTTGGCACGGCCGCACTTGAGCACCCAAGGGCTTTCTGAACGGGTGTAGACCTCGCGCCCGTCGCACTCGGGGCACTTGCCGCCTTGCAGCCACTCGCCCTGATCCTTCTTCCATTGGAAGTCGGTCTTCAGGAGCGGCATCAGTTCGCGGCGGATATCGTCTCGCATCTGCATGGAAAATTCAGATCTTTCGGGAGGGTCAGGCGGGCGTCAGGGCTTCGCGGGGGTAGACTTGGACTTCGGGAAGGCGACCGCTGCCGCGGCAGACCTCCACGAAGCCCCGGCGGTGCTGCCGCATGACGCTGGGGGTAAGGACGAGGCCGGTTTCGATGGCTGGCACCCAGCCATTGGGCGTCCAGCGCTCCGAAGAGATGATCACCGACTGACCGATGAAGAATGCAGGGCGGCGCGCGCTCATGCTGGCACCATGGTCCAGAGGGCGGCGAAGGCGGCGAGTAGGACCGGCGTGGCAGCAGTGAGGGCCAGAACCTCGTTCCGAACCTTGCGCGGCGCGGACCGCCAAAGATTGCGCCAGGCGACGAACGTCGAGGGATTAGAAGCGGGGGCGGCGGGCCGTGCAGGGGCAACGGTGCGGAACTGGCTGGACGGGATGTGCAGCATGGAATGGCTCCGGTGGAGTGCAGGAAAAAGGCAAAGCGGGGGCGTTCCCGGAAGCGAGCCGGGCAAAAGGCATTCGGAAGTGTCAGGTCAGGCCAGCGCGGCCTTCAGATCAGGTGCCGGCGGCGCTGGTTTCCGGCTCTGAGCCGTTATCGTTGTCGGCACGATCGTTCGCGGCCGGGCGCCACTGCGTCATCGGGAGGGTGTGCAGCGGGTTCGGATAGCTGCTGGCGCGGACCGTGCGGACGGCCTGCATCTCGACGACGAACCGGTGTCCGCAGACATCGGGGTTCCGGCAGTCGTAATAGACCTCCCGGAATGTGGCGCTCGACTTGCCGGAAGACCGCGCAAAAGCGCGACCGCCGCAAGCCGGGCAGGTGACGTGTGGAAGTTTCGCGTGACGTGACATGCTAGATTTGCCCCCTAGCTTCGGCCCCGGCGCTATTGCCGGGCAGAAGTGCTTTCAGCCGACCGAGAAGGCGCGGAACGATCGCGTCAGCTTCCTCGGTCTCGAGAATGGCGGCCTGAATCATCGCGGGCGAAGCGCCCGGCGCGAGGGCCTGAATGCAGCGGCCGACAGCATCGCCAGCTTCGCGTGAGAATAGGGCGACGTCGTCAGCCAGCGCGGTGCGGCAGGCGACAGCATCGACCATCGCGACGTCCAGCTGCAGCGCGTAACAGGACAGGACCGGGCCATGATCTCCCCCGGCTTCAATGAAGGCACGATCTAGGGCAATCGCCTGGTCGAGCGTCGGCGTTCCGTGGCGATCGCTGTCGCTCCAATGGCGGACGGTGCGAACAGAGCGGCCAGTGACCTTGGCCGCGCTTTCCCATCCGATCTTGCCGCAGACGGTGGTGATGGCGAGAGAGAATGACATAGGTGCACGAAGTTTGGTCATGCGACGTCCTTCCGTTGCGTTTTCGCATTCTGATCGCAAGGGACAGGGTCCAACTGCGTGACTACAACCGGATTACACTCTTCGGTGTAATCTGGTTCTTCCATCATCAAGGACAACGGGTAAATGTCAGGGCGAAGTTGGTGGGCGGGTACGCCCGTAGCTGCTGCCATTAAGAGCACATGCTCAGCTGGAAGCCGCTTCCCGCTTTGGAGCCATTTCCAAACAGCTGTCTGAGAAACTCTGCAAATACGAGCTGTTGCCGACTGACCGCCAGCTAGGCTGACGGCCTTTTGCAATGCCTCGAAAGGGGTAACGTCCTGCGTCATGACTACCACCTACAACCATTGGAATAGGTCAGTCAACGACAATTCTATCGTTTCGATATATTACCAAGGTTGTAGGGTGCGCCGATGATTAAGCCTGATCGTGTTGCTGAGCGAATGAAGTTGCTGGGTTTTTCCCAGTCCGCGCTGGCGCGTGAGGTAGGCGTCACCCAAGCTACCATCGGAAAAATTGTTACCGGCTTGTCCGCTGGTTCGAGCCACCTCCATAAGATCGCGCGAACTCTTCAAACGACCGCGGCGTACCTAACGGGCGAGGTCGATGATCCGGCCGAGGATGCCTTCATTCCTCCCTCTGCGGCAGAGATCGCTGCGCAGATGGGTCTCATCAAGGTCGAAGAGATCGACCTGTCGATCGGTATGGGTCTCGGCTTCCTCGATGAGAACGCGATGGAGCGCGTTGATCGCTGGATTCCCGAAGACTGGGTGCGCAACTTTACACATTCCGCAGCTGCGCATCTCACGATCGTGAAGCCGCAGGGGGACAGCATGTACCCGACCATCAATGACCGCGACATCGTGATGATTGATCGGTCTCAGCGTATCATCGACCGACAGGAAGGTATCTGGGCGCTGAACTACGGCGGGCTTGGCACAATTAAGCGCGTTCGAGTGCTGCCCGATGGGAAGTATAAGTTGATGGCGGACAATCCGCAGGTGCCACCGGAAGTCGCTGCCGATGGCGAAGTGTCCGTGATCGGCCGCGTAGCTGGCGTATTCCGCCGCACCTAACTATCAACAATGACTTCGTTTCCTGAGATGTCGCTTGCGGTTGTAGGGGCCGCTCATCCGAACGCCGATGGTTCCAACAGGCAGTTCGAGATCCTGTTGTGTCATTCCGGTGAGCCAGTGAGGTTGGTCCCAGAGCCGCAAAATCCGCACGATCGAAACGCTGTCGCTGTGTACTCCTGCCGCGACGTCCAGCTTGGGTATGTCAGCGCTGAACGCGCGCGCCAGTTTGCTACGCAGTTCGGAGGCGACCTGGTTCGGGCAGTTTTCCAACGGCGGGCAGCTTTCGGAGCGTGGGTGCGGGTCAGTTTCGAAGGCAAGGAACCGCATCTCACGAGCGCGATGCTCGCAGAGCCTATCGAACAGGTCGACGCGCCCGTCGATGACGATCCGGCTTTCTACCCGGACGAGATTTGGCCGGATGACTGAATAGTTTGACCCGCAGCCGAGACGTCGCGGGATTATGAAGGGGGCAAAATGCGCGATTTTTTAGCGGTATTGACGCTGCTGGCATGCGTGGTGACATTGGTGCTGTCGTTTGTCGCATTGGTTAAGCCGATGCCGCGCTTGGGCATGGCGACACGGGAGCGCGTTTCGATAGGAATCATCGTCGCTTTCGCATTGTTTGTGGGCTTTATTGCTTTGATTCCGGGTGTGCCGGAGAACAAGAAAGCGGCCGCTGTTGCCCTCCCGGACCCCGCTGAGAAGATTCTGCCAAGAGCGCGATTCGAGATATTCTCGCCAACGGGCAATGCTTTGGATGCAAAGGCTGCAGGCTTTCGCGAATGTTCTTCGGACTATTATGCCGCGACCTGCCGAAACCCTTCTGCGACGCTAATGGGAATTCCTGCGCCCGCTGTCGTGCGCATGGATATCGAGAACGGTAAAATGCCCCGCGATCTTTCGAAGCTTCGGTATGGTGAAATCGAGTTTTCGCTGCCTGTCATTCGTCAACGGTATCCTTGTCCGGCTGATACCGATCGTGACGTCTATGCGTGCGATGAAAAAGGACCGACCCTCGATTTACAGCGGAAATTAGTTGGGGCGGGGTGGCAGATGCACGAGTGGCGAGGAACGCGGACATATTATCATCCAGGTTTTACAGTCTCGGTGGTTGTAATGGATTCACGTGTTCCTGGGCAGGAAAACGGAGTGGAGTTGCAAGAGACGGATGCCGAAAGCGTTCAAAGCATGCTCCAGAAAATCAAAGATGATCGTGCCGACAAGATGGATCAGAAGTCTGCAGTCAGCGCGTTCGAGCAGAAGATGGCGCAGCCCTGATTCCCCTTTCAAGGCGCCGTCTCCATTCGCAAGTCGCTGGTGAAGCCGCCGCGATTGTCCAGGCGGTGGGTGACTTCAGAGATCAGCCATGACGTGGCATCGATCTCGTCCTTGAAGCCTGATGCGCTTACGCGGGCTTCGGGTATCGCATCCGGCCTGCCGAGCGCAAGCCGGATGTCGAATGTGGCCGGGGCGCGCTTCAGGCGGTCGCGCTCCGCCACAGCGGCGCGCTTGGCGGAAGCTTCGTCCGGGTAGACCTTCCGGATCTTCTTCGCGCCATCTTCCTTGCCCACGGTGAAGGTCTTGCGCTTTGCGGCCTTCTTGTCGTGCCAGCTGGCGGTAACGCCTTGCTGACCGTCGCGCTTCTGGCGCTGCCAGTTGTGGCCGTCGCCGCTGGCCCGCGTGATCGTCAGCGTGGGCAGGGCCTTGCCGGTGCTGGTCTGCCCGGCGCCCTTTGGCGCGAAGATCAAGTTCTTGTCCTTAATCGTTGCAACTGCATCGTGTTCGCGGCCAAGGCGGCGCAAGAAGGCGATATCGCTTTCCCGGCTCTGACTGATCGACGGCAGCGCGATCGCGGCGAGCGAAGCGGTGATGCGCGCGGCCAGCCCGTTCCGCCCGGCGATGTCGCGCAGCACGGCGCCGAGCGTCGTCTTCTTCCACGACTGCGAGCGGCGGTTGCGGATGGCGCTGGTGAAGTCCGCCGCGCGCGCCTTGATAGTGATCTGATCGGGCGGGCCGCTGTGCTGGACGTCGTCCACCTTAAAGCTGCCCTTGTCGATCAGGCCCACGGTGACGTCGCGGCCCTGCTTCCAGCCCAGCTGGAGTTTGAGAACGGCGCCTTCCTTCGGGATGGCTAGCATGCCGTCCGTGTCGCTCAGCACGATGTCCAACTGATCGGCTTCGTCACCACGCTTCTCCGACAGGGTGAGCGAGACCAGGCGCGGATTGATCCGGTCGGACAGGTCCTTGCCGTCCAGCGTAACGCGCCAGTCGGCCATGTTGTTGATGGCTTCGCTCATGCCGCGGCTTCCGTGGAGTTAGTCGGCGCGGGATCATCTACGCGCAGGAGGTCGATACCGAAGTCGATCCGGCGGGGGGTGCCGTCAGCCATCAGCACCGCATGGCGCTCGTCGATCGCGGTAATGACGTAGTTGCCGAATACTGTGCCGTTGCCGCTGACGAGCGGCAGCGCTTCGCCTGCATCCGCCATCTCGCGCAGTTCGTCGAGGGAGACACGGCCATCCGCGATCTCGGTGTAGACCGCACCGGAAAGGCTGATCGTCTCATCGCCGGGACCGACGAACTGCGTGGCGTCACGCGCGCCGACGCGGCCCGAGCGGGCATGGCGCCAGTCGGTCTTGCGCTGCAATTCGTCGGGGCCGAGCGTTCCGATCTCGAACAGGAACATGCCAAGGGCGAGGAGATGCATGGTGGGATTCCTCAGTCGTCGCCGAAGCCGCGCCCGCGCCGTTCGCGCTCGATCTGCTCGATTGCCTTGCGGACCTCGTCGGCGATGTCCTGCCCTTGCGCGCCGCCGGTGACTTCGATCTTGATGCTGTAGGTGATGGAGACGGGCGCGGATGCCGCAACGCCATTCGCACCGGCCTGCGCGCTCGCCGGGGAGGCGGCCAAGGCTGCGCCAGTGGCGCCCGCCGCCAATGCGCCGGCCATCTGCCCCGACATGGCATTGAGGCGCGGGACAAGGCCGTCCGCTGAGAAAGCGCTCGCCATGCGGCTTCCGAGATCGCCCACGCGCTGCAGCGGCCCGCCCGCGTTGTCAGCCAAGCCTTCGTCCAGGCCTTCCATGACGAACCCGCCCAAGCTGGCGAAGACGCGCGAGGGCGAATGGATTCCGAGCACTTCCTTGAACCAGCTGACGGCGGAGTTCGCGGCGCCGACGATCGTCGATTTCAGCGCAGACAGGCGCCCGGTGATGCCGTTGATGAGACCTTGCATCAGGTCGCTGCCTGCCTGCGACAGCCGCGAGGGCATCGAGACGCCCAACCAGTTCATCAGCGCCGCGAAGCCTGCATAGAGCAGACCCATGGGCGAGAAGTTGACCAGCATGGCGGAAATCCCCGCGATGCCGCCGCGGAAATAGCCTTGGATCTCGGTCCAAATGCCGCTGAACCACGTCGTGATCGCGCCCCAGTTCTCGTAGATCAGGTAGCCCGCCGCCGCGAGCAGGCCGATGCCGAGCACGATACCTGCGACGATGCCGATCAGCGGCAGCATGCCGATGCCAAGCGCCGTGGCTGCGGCCGACAGGACAGCGAACGGGGCAACAAGCCCCGCGAGGATGATAGCGCCGCCGCCCATGACAAGGAACAGCCCCGCGAACAGAGCGGTGGCGAAGGCGAGGGCGCGGGTCAGCTGGGGATGGCGCTTGGCGAAGTCCGCGATGCTGCCCGCCCATGACGACATATAATCCGCAGCCGAGGAAATCATGGGCAGCAGCTGTTCGCCCACGGTGGTCGCGAGCGTCTTGGACTGGATCTGCAGCCGCTTCACCTTCTCGGCGCCATCGAGCATGCGGTCCGCGAAGTCGGTGTTGACCGTACCGTCGGCGCCGAGCGCCTCGGCACGGATGCTCTGGTACTCCTGAAACGCCGACATGAGCGGGCGCAGGGCCTGCTGCACCTGCATATCGCCGAACAGGCTGGATAGCTTCGCCTGGTCGCCGCCGGTGGCCTTCTGGGTCAGGCGCACGATCTCCTCGATCGGGCTGCGCCCTTCCTTCGCGGCCTTTTTCATCGCGGCGGGAATGTCGATGCCGAACTTCTTGAAGTTCTTGATCGTGTCCCCGGCATTGATCTTGGAGAGCAGGTTCTGAAGATTGGTCGCGGCACCGGCGGAATCGCCCGCGCCCTTGCGCGTGATCTGGAGCGCGGCGGCGAGATCCGCGACGGCCGGGATGCCCTTGGAGCCGAGGCTCTGCATGCTGGCGGTCAGTTCGGGGAAATACTGCGCCATGTCCTTGACCTCGAAGGCGCCGCTCTTGCCCGCCTGGGCCATCACGTCGAGCGCCTTGCCGGTCTGTGCGATTGGCACCTTGAGGTTGTCGTAGGAGGCGAAAGTCGCCCGGCCGAGATCGTCGATTTCCGCCTTGTACGCGGTGGCCGCGCGCCCGATCGGCGTCATCATATCGACGGCCTGCTGCGCGCCGAGGCCGAAGCCGGTCAGCGTGTCCACGCCCTTCTGCAGATCGGAAGGCAGCTGGTTGACCGCCAGCGCGGCTTTGCGCAGGTCGAGACCCATCAGGCGCCCGGCCTCGCGGCTCTGGTTCACCTTCTGGTTGATGTCGGTCATCACCGACTCGAATTCCATGGCGTCCTGCGCGGCGCCTTCGAGCGGCCTGGCCACGATCATGCCGGTGCCGATCGCTGCGGCGCCGCCAGCAGCGAGACCGGCGGCCGAATCCTGCACCTGCGCGAAGCGCGAGCGGGCTGCGGAGAAGCGGCGTTCGCGGTCGGATACCTCCTGAAGGCGGCGGTCCTGATTACGCAGGCTGTCGTTCGACCGCTCGATCTCACTGCGCAGGCGGCGCTCTTCCGAAGCAAGGTTGCGGGTCGAGACCCCGGCCGCCGCGAGACGGCTGCGAACCTCGGTCAGGCGGGTTTCGTGCTGGCGGTGCTGCGCGGTCAGGCGCTCGGCTTCGCGGCGGGCGCGGTCGAACTCCGTCCGCATGGCGCGGGTAGGATTGGTGGTGGCGCCCAGCGCGCGGCCGAGTTCGGTGGCACGGGCACGGGCCTGCTGCATGGCGCGTTCGCTTTCGCGCATGCCCTGTTTCAGCTGGCGGAATTCGCCCACGTCGGCCTGCGCGCGCTGCAGGCCTTTCAACTGATCGCGGGTGGCCTTCAGGGTCTGCGCAAGCCGGGAGGATCCCGAGGCGGCGTCCCGCATCGGCCGGGTGAGCCGGTCGGCGCCCTCCATGAGCACCCGAATGCGAAGATTCCTGTCAGACACTTATCGTTTCCCGTGCTTCGGTGAGGTGCCGGCAGACCCGGCGCGCTTTTCGGCTTTCGCGCGCCAGATCATGAGTTCGGCTATCGGCCATCCGTCCATCTCGGACGGCGGCCAGCTGAAGACGCTGGCGATATCCGCCATGGCGTCGGTTACGTCCGCTGGGAGAGATCCTGCTTCGCGCCCTTCGGCAGCAAAAAATCCATGACCTCGCTGCCCAGCTGGGTGAGGTCGGCGGGGTCGAGGTTCGCGATATCCTGTTTCGACAGCATCGGATCGGTGATGCGCGGCAGGAGCGTTTCCAGCGCGCCGTATTCGAGGTTGAGCAGGCCTGACAGCGACAGGCCGCGCAGCGAGCCGGACTTGGGCTTGCGGACAAGCACGGTCTCGATCGTGGTTTCGCCGCGCGTGAACGGCGCGTCGAGCGTGACGGTGCGAACTTCCGGGGCGGAAGCAGCGGCAACTGCGGTGGAGGCGGCCAACGCGGCCTTGGTCTGGGTCATTTGTGATCTCCGAGTGTGATGGAGGAAGAGGGGGCGGCCCGGCGCGCGGCCGGGCCAAGGGATCAGAACATGCCGAGGGCGCTGCGGCGCGCAGCGAGCAGATCGATGCCGTTGACGACTTCAACCATGTTGATCGGGTCGATCTCGATCTCGGTCCGGCCATTCCAGACCAGCTTGTAGTAGGCGACGGCCATGGTGGCCTTGAAGTCGCCGACCTCGCCGGTTTCCTGATCGCCAAACTCGATTTCCGAGAACCGGCCGCGCAGGATCACTTCCACGGTATCGATTTCGGCGGTGTCGTCGCGCTGGTAGTTGCCTGCGAAGCGCATGTAGACGCCGTCCACCGTGGGCGTGCCCCACTGGCGGATGATATCGCGCATCGGCCCGGCAAAGGTCATGGAGGCCTCCATCGCCTCCTGCCCCATGTCGAGCGACACAGCGCCGCTCATCCCGGCGCCGCGATATTCCTCCATCTTGCGGGTGAGGTTGGGCAGACCGACCGTCTTGGCGTCGCCCTGATAATCGTTGCCTTCATTGAACAGCATCTGGTCCTTGAGGACGCGGGGAAATCCCATGGTGGGCTCCTATGATCGAGGTGGGAGAGAGGGCGGCCGGATCAGGCCGCTTCGGCCAGCTGGTTCGCGAAGTCCGCGAAGTAACTGTCCGTGATGCGCTGGTTGAAGCCGAGGTCTTCGAGCGGCGGCGGCACGGTGTAATCATAGTCGATGCGCAGCTTGCCCGCCTTGAGGCTGGCGGTGCTGTTGTTCGCCTCGTCGTACTTGGCGTTGAAGCCCAGCACGATGCCCTGCGACTTCAGCTGCCGGCCGAAGCCATTGATGGTCTCGACGATGTCCTTCACCAGCGCTGGGGTCAGCGGCTTGTCGATCGCCCAGAGCATGCCCGCGACCACGGTGTCGGCGAGCAGCTGGGCCACGCGCACCGTGCTTTCGAAAGCGAACAGGTCATCGTCCGAGCAGGTGCGGTTGCCCCAGAAGCGGAAGCCGTCATCGGTGCGGACAAGCGCAGTGACCTCGGAAGCATTGAGGAGGTTGGCCTCGCTGGTGTCATCCTCGATATCCCAGCGGATGGGCTGGCTGACGCCGACGACGCCGCTGACGGCCACATTCGACAGCGTCTTGTGCGGACCGGTCTGAGTATCGATCAGCGCGCGCAGGCCCATGGCGTAGGCGGCGGCGTACCCGGTGACATTGGCGTTGGTGGCGGTGTCGAACAGGACGAAGTCCGGCATCAGCAGCATAAGTTCGCGCGCCGAGAAGTTGGCGCGGTAGAGCAGAGCGGCGGCCACGGTATCGCCGATCGCTCGGGCATAGGCGAAGCCGCGCAGCTTCTTGGCGATGGCAACGAGCGCCGTGGTGACCGCCTGCGTTTCGAGACCGGGCGTGCCGAGGATCTTCGGCTTCACGCCCAGCTGCGACTTTGCATCGAGCAGGGCCTGCATGCCCGTCTTCTTGCCCTCGGGCGTGGTGGTGCCGATGACGTTGCTGGAGGTACCAGCGTCGTCAGCGCCTTCCTCGACGCGCACAACGACAACCACGGCGCGGGTCTGGTCGGCGATGGCGCGCAGCGACTTGGCCAGCGTGCCGTCCGTGCCCGCCTTGCCGATCGCGGTCTCGATGTCGGTGATCAGCGCCGGGGTGTCGAGCGGGAACGTGATGGCATCCGCGTCGGCGCCGGTGGCGACCAGGCCGATGATGGAGGTGGAGACAGCGGTGAGCGTGCGGGCGCCGTCGCTGATCTCGGTGAGGGTAATGCCGTGCTTGAAGGCCATGAACAGGATCCTTGGTTAGAGAGAGACGGGCACGAGAAGGCGGGAGCGGGCGTTCGACGCGGTGCCGGTGCGCCGGGTGTCGAGGACGACGACGGCAGAACCGCGCGTGGCACCGGCCATGAGGCCGACCTGGTCGAGGCGAATGCGGTCTTCCCAGCGGGTGAGCGCGATCACGGTGGCCGCGTAGATCCGCAGGATGTTGGCGCGGGTCATGGGCTGGTCGATCAGGTCGGGCACAAGCGAGCCGAACTCGCGGCGGCCGACGCAGGAGCCGATGCGGGTGCGCAGGATGATACCGGCCGACTGGCGGATATCGTCGTCGCCCTCGATCAGTTGGCCGGTGGTTTCGTCCATCGCGGCCATCAGATCGGACCTCCGCTCTGCGCAGATCCTGCGCCGACGCCGGTGTGCTTGTGGTTCTTGAGGCTGATGCCGCCGCCGACGACGTCTTCCGATGCAGTGATCTTCGCATTCACCGTCACGTCGTCGTTGAACGTGACAGGGCCATTCCATGTGGTTCCGCCAGGCGCGTCAATCTTGGCCGTGCCGCCGTCCGGCAGGGTGACGGTGAGCGCGTGGGTCGCATGGTTGTAGGAGATGACCGCGCCATCGGGAAATTCGAGTTGGAAGAGGTCGGGGTCCGACGTGCTCGGCGAATTGGCGTCCGAATAGATGCCAGGCAGCACGAGGCCATTATCGACATCGCCTTCTGGGCAGAGGACGGCGCACTGTTCGCCTGCCGAGGGCGGGCACCAGAGTTTCACGCGCCCGGCGAGCAAGGCGACCCACGGCAGGTCGCCGGTTTCGAGGTCGCCCAGCTGGACGGTGCAGGTACGCGCGGCGTGGTCGATGGACGCGACAGTGCCCACCTGAATGACCTCGCCGGTCAGCTGCTCATGGTCGTTGGATTGCGCCATGGTGCGACCATGGCGCGAGATGGATCAGCTTTCGCGGGGCTGCATTTGGCTAGGTGGTCAGCCAAATGAACCGGAAGCAGCGTGGAATAGGATGGAAGCTAATTAAGAACTCGACCTTGGGAGAGTCGATAATCTACATCCGCCCGCCGGGCAGTTCCGGGGGACTTTCGACGGGGGCTAGTAAATGTCTTTGAAGCTGAAGCAGGGCCAGTACGCCCGCAAAGTGACTGGTAGCAAAGCACAAGAATTTGCGGATTTGCAGGGGCTG